GGCAAGTTAGAAGATTAAAACTTTTAGAAGGAAAATATGGCAAATACATTAACAAGTCTTATCCCGACAATCTACGAAGCATTGAACATCGTTTCGCGTGAGCGAGTCGGTTTCATTCCGGCAGTTGAAAAAAACTCGTCTGCCGAACGCGCGGCACTTAACCAATCAATTCTTGTTCCCATTGCTCCGGCAGTAACAAACGAAGCGGACAACACTCCGGCGGTGAATGCGCCCGACACAGGCGATAACACGATTGATAACGTCGAGATGACGATTTCCAAATCGAAACACATTCCGGTTCGTTGGAACGGCGAAGAAACAAAAGGGTTGATGAACGCCGGAACATACGTTGATATTAAAACACAGCGATTTGCGAATGCTTTTCGCCGTCTTTGCAATTTAATCGAAGCGGATTTGGCGACAACTTATAAATCGGCATCACGCGCCACAGGAACAGCCGGCACGACTCCGTTCAATACAGCCGGAACATTGACCGATTTTGCCAACGTGAAGCGGATTCTCGATGACAACGGTTGCCCATCGGACAATTTGAAACTCGTGCTTTCAAACGCGGCGATTCAAAATCTCGTCGGCAAACAATCAACATTCCAACAAGCGAACACAGCCGGAACCGATGAAATGCTGCGCGACGGCAAAATTGCCCGTGCGTTCGGTTTCGATATTGGTCAATCCGGTCAAGTCGCCGCTGTTACGAAAGGCAATACGAACGGCTCGGCAACATTGACATCAGCCGATTATGCGGTTGGCGCAACGTCTTTGGTTTTGGCATCAGCAGGAACAGGCGGATTCAACGACGGCGATATGGTCAATGTCGCAGGTGAAAACAACGGAATTTGGTATGGCTTGAAAACAGGCGATGCCGATACGTCCGGCGGCGGAACTTTGGTTTTGAACAATCCAGGTTTAACGATTGCTCAAACGACCAACACATCGGCGGTTACGACTACGGCGGCGAATTGGTCGGCAAACTTGGCGTTTCACCCGACAGCGATTCAGCTTATCACTCGCGCGGCGGCAATGCCCGAAGGCGGCGACATGGCGACCGACTCGACTTTCGTTACCGATCCGGTTTCGGGTTTGGTGTTCGAGGTTCTCGAATACAAACAATTCCGCCAAACCGTGTATCACGTTTCGATCGCGTGGGGTTGGAAGGCAATCAAGTCAGAACACATTGCCGTGCTTTTTGGATGAGTAACTCTTTTATTTGCAATAGTTACGAGAATTTCGTGCAAGTTGCATTCGTTCTGTAACCGATATAGTTGGAGTCGAAAACGCACGTTCAAGACTCCAACTATCAACAAAAATTCGAGACCAAAGAGTTCCGTAGTTAATACTTAATTCTTTTGATCTGATTAGAAGAAAAGGCAAATATTATGGCAGACAAATTTGTAATAATGCACGGCAAAGCACTCGACGGCTCTGATGAGATTCATCAGCAAGAGGTTCACGAAGGCAATGTCGAAGCATTCAAACGGTCGGGTTGGGTTGTCGGCGAAAAAGAATTTGCAACGGTTGGCGAGGTTTATTCGGAAGAAGATGCCAAAGCGCAAGCGGAAGTCGAAGAAAGCACCGAACCGAAAACACGCAAGAAAGTTAAAAAGTAATGGCGACATTTTCAGCAACACAAATCGCAAAACTAGTCAGAATCCTTCAAATTGACGTTGTTACTTTGACGGACAGATTAGATTTTTATGCTTCTTCGATTTCAAACGAAATGAAAACCGAAGTCGAAAGTTTGATTGCTGAATATGAAGCGGGAACGGTTTCGCGCAATGTGACGAAAATTCACCCGAACTTGAAAAACTTCGGCGCGGAAATCAATCCGTCGAATTTACGTTCGATGATAAAAGGTGAAATCGCCAATTATTTATTTTGCACGGATTTACTCGGCGCGAATTCGGGCACGAGGTTGATGCGAGGATAAATGAGCTTAATCGGCGATGTTTTAACAAGTTTAGCGCAAGCCGATTTGCCTTCGGTGTTCGGAGTCGTAATGCCCGACACAATGGACGTTCTCGCCGAAACAGCAACGTCAGACGGCGCAGGCGGGCAACGGCGAACCGAAACAGTTACTTATTCAAATGTTCCGTGTTCCTACGAACGCAAAGAATTGAAACGGCGCGATGTGCAAGGCGGAAAAACGAATTCGATTCAAGAATTCATTGTTGAATTTCCGACTCATAAAACGGACGGCACGCGCTATTCAATTTCGCCACAGAATCGGTTAAAAGTTTTAGCTCGCGGAAACGAACCGATAAAGATATTTCGCATTATTTCAATGTCGGACGATGGCGGAATCACTTTTCAAGCGGTTTGCACGAAAGAAAATTAAATGTCGGAACTATCAGAAGCAGTCAAAATCGGCGTATATGATGCCTTATTTTCAACCGTTGGGCTGAATGGTTTGACATCTGTTCACGAAGATAAAGCACCGATCGAAGCAGTTTATCCGTTCGTTACTTTTACACGCGCACCGGGAACGGTAACACGATCATTCGGCGAAACTTTGCAAGGCGAGAGAGATATTTGGTTTATCAAATCCTTTACGGATGCGGAAAAGGCTGATGCACAAACATTATCGCCGCAAAAGTTGAACGCGGAAATTCTGACGATTGCGGAAACGAGATTGGTTGGAAATTTAAGTATTGACGGCGGACGGCTCGAAAGAAATATCAGAGTCGGCGACATACCGCAACAAATCGAAGTTATCAGCGACCGCGATGTTTATTCGAGCGGATTTCAGTTCGAGATTTACGTTGCGCCGAATTAGTTATGACTAAATTAACTGCAAATGAATTGATTGTTAGTTTTGACGGAAACGCAAGGCGCAACGCAAAAGTGCTTTTGAATGGCGAAGAAGTAACCAATGACACTTTCAAGATTGAAATCAATGTAGAAAACATTCTCTTGTATCGCTTCGCTAAACCAAGGGCGATTGAGAACGATGAAGTAAAAAGTTACACGACCGAGATTGACCAAATAAAGGTGAACTAATGGCTAAAACAAAACAAAAATTGATTTTTACTTGCGGCGGAAATCTCGCAGACGGCACTCGTTTTGAAAAAGGCGACATCGTGCCGGCGGACGTTTCCGAGAAGGAATTAAAAGTTTTGCGTGAAATGGGCGCAATCAGGGAGAGTGAATAATGGCAGAAGTCCAAACAAGAGCAGTTATTTTGATGAATGGTTTCGACTTGTCGGGATTCTTGAAAACTGTTGACGAAAGCGCAACGCAAGACATTCTCGACGCGACATCATTCGACACGGACGGCGCGAAGGAATTTAAGGTCGGCGGACACGAGCGCGAGTTTTCGGCTGAAGGCTTCTTTTCCTACAACGCGACAGACGCTTTTTCGGTCGATAAATTGTTTTCAGATGCCTTCTCGGCATCGGCTGAAAGACTGTTTTCATTTGGAATGCAAGGCGCAATCGGTGTCGGTGAAATCGCGGTTATGGCGAATCTTCTGCAATCGGAATACGCCATTAAGGAAGTTGCAAACGAATTGATTATGACGACATTCGTCGGAAAGACTTCAAAAGGTGCAACACAATCGCCATACGCTCGCGGAATTTGGCTGATGTCGCAAACGGTCACGGGCGCGGTCAACGGCACAACGGTTGACAACGGCGCATCATCGGTCGGATATTTCGCGCACGTTCACAACACGAATTCGGACGGAACGGCAACGGTGAAAATTCAACACTCGGTTGACGGTTCGACGTGGGCAGATTTAATTGATTTCGGCGCGGTCGCATCGGTCGGCGCAGAGCAGGCGGTAAATACCGCAACAACGGTCAATCGTTACAGACGGGCGATCGTAACAGCAATCGGCGGCACAACTAGCAAAGTTTCGGTCGCGTTCAAATCAGCATATTCGGGATAGGAGCATAGAAAAACAATATGGCACAAACATCAATAAACATTAACTTTGAAATCGGTTCGAACGGTTCGCCGACAACTTTGGTAACGACTCTTTCGAATAAAACAAAGAGTTGCGATTTTACGCGGACACAGGATTTGCCGGACGTTACCGCATTCAACAATTCGGGCGCGAAAGCGTTTGCAATGGGACTCAATGAAGGCGAATTCGGTTTGGAGTTTCAATGGGACGCGACAGTTGACGCGCACTTGAACGGACTTATCGGTTACGCGACGGCGGTTAATTTTCAATACGGACCGGACGGAAGCACATCGGGTTATCCGAAATACACGGGAACTTGCTTCGTGTCGGACGTTTCCGCGCCTTCAACGGTCGGCGATGAAAAAATGATCAGCGCAACTTTCAAACCGACGGGAACGATCACACGCGGAACATTCGCATAATAATTTATGAATATTTCAAAAATACAAGGTTCAGTAAAAAAGCCGTTCGCGTTCAATTATTTGGACACGGACGGCAATATCTGCGCTTCGGAAGAATGGGTTTCGGTTAAGAGATTGAGTTTTCGAAAAGCGGCAGCAGACGAGTTCCAAGAACTTTTCAAAGACGTTGACGAAAACCGCGAAAAGATTGCCGAACTTATCGCAAATTTAGCCGATGGCTGGAGTTTGGCGAAAGATGATGAAGGCACTCCGCTTGAAATTACCAAAGAAAACATTCTCGATCTCGACGTTGGTTTGGTTACAAAACTCAGCGAACAAGTTGCGGCGGTCGTTTTCCCAAATTTTCAGACAGCCAAGAATTAGCCGCGTGGCTTGGCTCGGACGGGAAAGCTGAATGCGGCGAACATCTGAAAGACGAATTCTTTTTTGCGCGGGCGTGTCGTTTTTGGGGGTATCGCCCGCACGAATTAGAACGGCGCAAAGATAAACGCTTTTTGATAGCGCAGGCGAATATGCTCGAAACGGCTG